TTAATCTAATAGCATAATTTTATATAACCCACAATCCATGGATGTTACTGTGATTCGCTTACCTCCATTAGTGATTTTTAATCGACAAAAAGCCGTAGAACCACGATGGACTTCAACCTCTACATTATCCATAGTGGGGAAATACGTTAATGCATAAATTTCAACATTAATATTTGTTGCAATAAGCGCAAACTTTCCACGAATATTTTCAGGTAAGTCAATAACGCCTCCACTGCCAACAAATTTACTCCATATTAATCGTAACTTAGAATTACTACCTTTAGCTTGATAGCGTCCGTCACTTTCTGCTTTTGTATAGCTACTTCCAGCTGTTGCATAATTTCCCTTAGGCTGATACTTACCATCTGATTCTGATTTTGAATAGCTGTAACCAGAAGCTTGATAACTGCCTTTGGGTTGGTATTTACCGTCAGACTCTGCCTTAGTATACGATGCGCCTACTAGCGCATAATTGCCCGCTGGTTGGTAATTTCCCTTACCTTGATAACGTCCGTCACTTTCCGCTTTTGTGTAGCTACTTCCAGCTGTTGCATAACTTCCTTTAGCTTGATATCGGCCATCCGACTCAGTCTTCGTATATGAAGCACCCACTAACGCATAATTACCTTTAGGCTGATAATTTCCCTTAGGTTGAAAAGCATCCGTAGAAGCTTTCTGGCTCATCACATGAACCGTTGACGTTCCCGTACTTTGAGCTACATTACCTTTATCAAATTTATTATTCAGTCCACTATTGAGCGCTGAGTTAGTCGCATAATCACCTGATGGCTGGTAACTCCCTTTCGCTTGATATCTGCCGTCACTTTCCGTTTTAGTATAACTATCCCCTTTGTTTGCGTAGTTCCCTGCTGGGGCATAATTACCCTTTGGCTGATATTTGGTGTCGGTTTCTGCCTTTGAGTAGCTATAACCGGATGGTGTGTAATTACCTAATGGTTGAAAGCGTTTATCAGATTCCCCTTTTGAATATGCGCCCACATCACTTGCTGTGACATCCGCTTTTAACTCTGCCCATGCATTACCGGCAACTGGCTCAATATTGTTATTCTCAACTTTAGACTGCCAGACTTTATTTTTATGATACACAATAGCGCGTATCGCATATGGCTTACCGGCTTCATCCCATTTGGGAAAACCAAATCGCTGAATTTCGCCAATCGCTTCCGTGATATCGTGAAATATCCCGTTCATTTTTTCACGTTCAATATCTTTCGCAGCAGGATCTGTGACTTGGTCACGCTCATAGTCGTAACCATAACCTTGTGTATAAGACACTGAGCCGTCTGGTTGGATTTCTACGGGTATAGAAGCCTTATCCCCTTGTGTTGCAAAGGGGGTTTTAAAAATAGTTGTCATAGGAATTATGCTCCGAAGTTACTGCCTAAGAAGTTTTTACGATGTTGACCAACACCAAAGGCTTTTTTGGTCACAATGCGATATTTGACGCCAACACCCGAAGGGCGTGGCATTAAGTCAAAGTTTTCGAGAAGAACCCGTAGACGTTCGTCAGGGTTGAAGTTAAAGACGTAATACATGTAGGACATATCAAGTGGATCAAGGACAAAGACTTTGCTGTCATCACGCCAAAAGAAACGTTTTAAAAACTCGTTAATATTGGTGACCGTGGGGCTTTGTGTCAGATTAAAATAGCGCATTCGTACTAACATGCGTTTTTGATCAACAGTCAGTGACAAGGTGTAATCTGCATTACGCCTGAAATTGGCTTTAAAATTGGCCTTCTTTTTGCCAAAACCAAACCCAATTTTATTTTTATCGCTCGGTGGAATATCAATACCTAAGGGTACATCCAGAATGCGTGACCAAATCGACAACCCAAAGTCATTCGCCGTATCGATATTAAACACATCTCGGTACCAGTTTTGCCAAAATGACACCATCGACTTTTCAAAATGAGAGGCCTTAAAACTGGCGAGTTTCTTTAAATTCTCTGCATCTTCATACTGCCAGAGGATCGCTTTTAATAGGTCTGAATGAAACTCAAATTGTTGAACGTTCATACAATCACCACTTGCACAGCACCCCGTTGCAAGCGTGCGATTTGATTAATGGCAATCGGAATTAATGCAACATTCCACACTTTCCCATCCAGTGACAATTCAACTTTAGTCACGAACAGACGAGGCTCAACAGTATTCACTGCAGAGGCTATCTCAAAAGGTGATACTTCACGCCCAACAATCAAACCGTTATCGCCGTCCAACTCTCCGCGCGTCCATTGTTCTATGGCACTGGGGATAATAGTTTGCGCATCAACGGCTGATTTTTTAACTGTCACTCGACAAAAAACGGTGATCTCTTTAGGGCGTGAAAATTTCACTTTATATTCTTGTCCACTCACTGGCTCTACAACACCGATTTCAATCTCGCCATTAAACGCCGAACCAATGGTTTTGGTTCTCAGCAATGATTTAGCAATTTCGTTACTATCGCCCCCTTCAACACAAACGTAAATGCTGTGAGGCAACAGAGAAATTCCATCAATAGTGAGCACCGCATCGGTGTAGTTCTCTCGAAAAGACAGTGAATTAACGCCCTCTAATTCATACAGTGAAGAGGTGATCGCTTCCGCGACACTGACGGTATTTTTAGCCAGAGTTTGCTTACGTCGTCGCCTTGCTTTGATATCAGATTCAGCATAACTGCCAACAACCGCATGAGTGGGATTATTGACTTTCTCCCAACCTAATACTGAGCTAGCCACAGAATTCAGTTGGCCAGCACCGCATTCAACAGGACCATATTCAACCGCCCTCATATCCCCCGTTGCTTTGCCGGTATTATCAATAATCAAGGGTGAAACTGTTTCGAATATAGCACCAGCAACACTAGACGCTAATGAGCCTTTAGGAATAATGGTGCCGGGTACGCCACTAAATTCAACACAGAAAAGATAAGAGTGAGTGGCATTAATTCGTTGGCCACCCATTAGCGCCCATATTGCATCAAGAAAAACACCACCAGCAATATCGGGATTGATTTGATTTGCTAACTCGGCATTATTTCTCACCATTGCATCACGGTTTTCAACTTCCATCGTCGCTAATGCCCCTTGTGGTGTTTCAGGGGCAAGGTTAATCGATTGACCAAACACCGCACGAAACTCGCTTTCGACTTCATCACGTATTGTGGCCGTGTCGGGAAGAATAACGCCTTTATTATTGATATAACGATAATCAGCCATTCAGTGTAAACCCTCCGTATATCGTGCGAATTGTTGCTTGATACTTCAATTCACCGTTTTCCACTGTGGCGCTAAAATGCGTCACTTCAACCACCTCTTCAATTTCGCTCATACGTTGTCTAAATGCTGTTTCAAACATCGGGATATCAGCTTGGCGACCAAAGGTTGTTGGCCAGAACGGAATACCTTTATCTTTTTTATGTAACATTTCACCACGAACCGCTTTAGCAAAATGCTGACAAAGGTTTTTAACCGCATCGTCTTTTTCGCTGAATTGGAGGTTTCCATCAGGGCCGATAAAGAGATCATTATTTTTATCGATTGAAAATGTTCTCATAGAGGCGCTCCTGTATTTCCATGACCGGTTTCAACACCACTGTGTTGATGCGTAGAACCGATATCTTTTCCGTTATGTCGCATGGTTCCCCCTTGTGAATCACTATTACCATTTACCGCGTAATTACCGTTCACTGTGACGTTGCCAGTAAATATGGTTTCAGGGGCATTGACTTCATACTTAGGGGTTTCCAGCACCACTTTATCGCTATGCAAAGAGAAACAGACTGAACCATCCATTGATTGGATCACCAAAGCATCAATGTTCTTCCCATCTATCGCCCATCCTTTGATGGTGTCTGGGAAAAACATTGCGTCACTAAATGAATGCAGACGTGCTGTATTAGGTTGATCCTCCAATCCTCCACGCTGAAATATCAGGCTAATGTCTCTGTCATTGGCTTTTATCCAACCAAAATCACCCGGCTTAATGGGTGCGCGAATAAAGAAACCGCCTCCCCCAAATCTAAAAACGGGAATGTTGGCCAATGGCGCACGTCCGACTGTTCCCCCTTCCGTTGTTACCATCATCACCAGTGGTTTGATAACAGCACGATTGCTTTTATCGTCATAACTCACTACCGTTGCAGGGAGCATATCTTCAGTATTCATCATCAAGTTACGAAATGCAGACGATAGCGCACCTGCCAGCGAACCATCACTGGCAATATCAGTATTGGGTTTATTCATGATTATGCTCGTTTACAGGTAGCCTGATAAAAGAAAGGATCATCATGTGAAGCAACATCGAATTTCAGTTGTTCAATGATGTAGTCACCATTAAGTGCGGAATTGAATTTACTCTCAAGTCGTAGCATTCCCCCTAGTTCTGAAGCGCCATCAATTAAGTAGGTAACAGACAACCCTTTTTCGGTAGCTTTCGGTATACCCACCATGCCTGATTTCATGCTAAGAATGCGCAGACGACCTTTTAAGGCTTGGTTATCATCTTTGACAAACAACGTATCATCATCAATAAACGCTTTAACGTTTCCTGCTTCCTGCAGTCGTTGTACTTGTTGTAACGCTGAACCGCAAAAATACCAATTGGCAATATTCTTATCGGTGGCTTGAAAGTCCAATCTAACCTTGCAATCCTTCGCCACCGATGATGCGATCTCGCTCATTTTCTGCATGGCACCACCACTGGAAGAAACGATATCACCTGAACTGGCATTATTAGTTTTGGCTTTAATGATTAACGTAACATCAGGAGGTGAGGCAATTTCTGCACTGACAATATCACCGGTAAAGATACGAAATAATCCGGTATTGACGCGTCCTACTTCAAGGTAAAGACGGCGAGTTTGTTTGCTTTTATGATAAGGGCTAGTTTCAGTGAGAAGATAATCTCGAGTGTGGGCGTTCAATCCATCAATGCTAACTGTGCATTCATTTTGTAAAGGGTTTGCGTACTTGGTGCCGTTAGCTTTAATCCGCAATCCTTCATACCACTGCAGTCGTTCTGCGACTTCAATCCCCACCCGTATTCGTCGTAAGTCCATCATCACTCCAAATAATTAATGATTGGGTTCTATCAAATGATTCATACCAGGGCAGATCATCATTTTCTGTTATAAACGCTAAATTTGTACCATCAGTCAGATAGCGATAAGGAATGATAGGTGTGTTTGCCACCGCACGCATGCCGACGGCAATAACCTCACTTTCTCGTTCAATATCGATATACATCGCATGACGACCGGCTTTTATTGTCAACGTCCAATTAACACCTTCCAAATTGACGGATAAGCGTTGGTTTGGAATAGCTTTTAAGGGTATGACTTTCATTAGAAGCTCCAATCCCCATCTGCGATACGTGTTGCAACCGAACCTTTTTTCTTGGTCTCAGTATCGGCGTCTTTTGTTTGCACATTTCCCCGATTTACTGTTGATGACTGCGTTGGCTTTTGTGTGGTTCGAGGCGGTAGTTCTCCGTATTCAGGCTCAACGGTGCGCCACTCAACAAACCTTAGCGACAGTTTTATCGCATCTATCATGTCGGGTATTTCATCATGATTAAAACCCGTTAATAACATTGGTTGATAGGTTTTTACTCGGGTTTGAATACCAACAAGTTTGTGTTCGTCAAAAGCTTGTTGCATCGATGAGAAGATGTTTTTCATCTCTCCCGTTAATAGCAAATCTATACCAATTTCAACGGGGTTAATAATCACATGGTCACTGCGAGTTTCACCATTTTCAACTTGAAATTGCGTCGCTTTATGCTCATCTCTCACATTGATTTGGATCGGACTCACACTATCAAACAGTGTAGAAAACGATGCTAAATCAAAAATTTTGACCTCTGTGATCATTTTGCTACTCCCGTCGCGTTTTGCTGATTAAAATCGGCGAGTTGATCTTGCAATGCATCCTTTACGCCCGATGCCATTCCCTGCGCATCTGTGGCTTGAGTTTCAACCTTAATTTCTCCAATACTTACGTTACTTTCATTCTTCACATTGGATTGATTGCTAATAGCTTGGCTGGTAATAGGATTCATTGCATTATTGGCAATCGCATCTAACTGTGCATTGGCTTGAGCAATAGAGTGTCTAACCGGTGGTTGGTTTTCCGTTTGGCTTTCTTCTTGAGGCATGGCATATTCAATCTCACCATTATCATTGACGTTACGCTCTACGTTTTGATTGACAGTGATTTCTTCATCGTCACCGAACCCGAAAAACTCTTTGGCAGATTTCCAACCATTTTTAACCGCATTAAGTCCTGTATTTACCCAACCAATAATTTTTTCGACTTGCTCCCACATCCATTCAAACGCACTCACAACGGCATCACTGACTGTATTAAATACACCCGCAAAGGATTTACCCCAACCTGCAATGACTGAAATACAACTCAGCAAATACTTAACATAAGCTTTTAAGCCTGATGCCATTAGATCCCAACCAGCGACAACAATATCTGCCACAACACCAACGATAGCTTTTAGATATTCAAAGAGCTTTTTGAATGTTTCCCATAGTGCAAGAATAACGACTTTTAGCTGTGGATATTTGTCGAGAATACGCCCAATCATTGAATCATTGCCGTCGATAAAGTTCATGATATCGTCATAAACAATCGCAAATGCCATAGCTAAAAGCGCAATAATGGCAATAATAGCGATAATCGGCCATGTTGCTGCAAGTGTTGCTGATGCAGCAGCTAACATAGGGGGAACGTAATAAAGTGCTACGGCCAAACCAATGGCTGAGAAAAAACCTATTAATAAATTTTTATTTTCTTTGCAAAAAGAAATAAATTTAGTTAGCCAATCCAGTCCTTTTGCAAGTGCAGGAATGACCATTTCTAAAAAGCTATTTTTAAGCATTCCTGATGACTGCTTAAATTTACCCATAGCACTATTAAATTTAATTGAGCTTTCAATACTCTCCTTGCTAATGCCTGAATACTCTTTTTGAATACCCATTGTGCGCTCTAGTTCTTTGCGCCCTTTCATCATTAACTCAATGGTTTTTTCGTCCGATACCCCCATGCCTTCCAGTGTTTTCTTCGCTTTATCAAAGCTCATGCCTTGAACTTTATCCGCGGTTTGAAGTACCTTTTCCATTGAGTCTTTCGTATTACCGAACGATTTCGCCATCGCGGATAAATCGGCTTGTGCAGACTCTCTAGAACCACCTAACTCAGCGATCGCACCAGAAAACGCATCAACGTCTGCAGTCGCAACGCCGATTTGTTTACCCAGCTTGTCCAGCGTTTCAATTTCTTGAGAACGAGAAACAGATTCAGCAAAAATAGTGCCAATACTCATCACAATACCGACAGCGCCAAGTGCTTTTTTCGCAAATCCTGCAACAGAACTTCCGGCCTCTTGATATTTAGAGCCAGTTTCTGAAAGTTCTTTTTGTAGATGCTCTTGGGCTTTAGCTTCATCAATCGCTGTCTTTATACCTTTTGTCCGCATCGTTTCAATAAATTGCGTATAATCGGCATTTAATGCGGTAACAATGGCATCAATGACCTCTTTACCTTCACGGTTCTTTTTCTCTGCATCAGTGAGCGACACCAATTCATTATTGAGAAGGGATAACTCATCTTGCATCTGTTGATATTGGGCATTGAGCGTTTCAGATGAAACACTGCTTTCATTTACGCCTTGTGACAGTTCGTTACGTTGGATATCAAGCAAGTTTATTGATGATTTTAGTTCATCAATTTTAGCAGTGACTGAGGCTATTTTTTCTTGTGTACCATCTGCCTCAACCTCGATATTTATTGCCTCCCCTGCGGACAACTGTTCAATACTGGCAATCACACTTTGAATAAAGTCATTCACCGATTGCGAATTGTCCGTCGCACTTTCTTTAATGCGATCTATCTCCGCAATCAGGTTATCGGCAACTCCGGATGTGTCACTATTAACATGAATATCGACTGAGTTTGATGATAACTCTGTCAATTGTGCGGATAGATTTTGAATAAATTGCGTAAACCCATCAGCTCCCATCGTTGCCGATTGTTGCGCCTTTTTCATCTCAGCGATAATGTCATCGGTCGATTTACTCACCCGATTAAACGCATCATCGGCTTGGCGGGTATCAAATTCGAATACTTGAACAAAGGTATCTAGCAAAGCCATAAGCTATCCTTTCGATGAAGCCAGCGCTTCGTTATAACGATTGGTAATGGCGATCTCCCATAAATCAAACGCCTCTTCTAAATCTATTGACGTTTTGAGTTCGGTGAGCGTGGCGAAACCGGCTGAGATGATGACGGCAAAGAAGCCATCAGCGTTTTTATAATCGACGGGAGTGAACCGGTGATTTTGTTGAGCAGGAATTGGAGGAAACCTTGGCTCCCGTCTTTGCCGAAAAAACTGGTGTTATACTTCAACATTTCCAGTTCTAGACGAATAAGGGCTTCACCATCGGGCACATGGTTATCAATTAAGGTGCTGGTCTTCAGATAAATCTCTTGCCCCTCTTTTTCGACAGCAACATACGCCATCATCTTTAACATGGCTTCTTTGCTGACTTCATAGTCGCCAATTTTAGGTGCATTGGATAAAGGGTATTTTGCCAGAATTTCACGTCCAATCGTTGCCGGTAATCGGCTAATAATAAAAGTGTGCTCTTCACGATCAGCATCGGTGATCGTAATTTCTTTCGGTTTAATTAACATGATTAATATCCATAAAAAAAGGCGGAATAACCGCCTAGAATTAACGTGCGCGAGTGCGATCGAAGTCTTGAAATACGAAGGTATACGCTTTGGATTTGTGTCGTCCTGCACTGGCAACAGAGCTACCACGACTACCATTGGTAATTTTGCCGTTGCGTGCCGTGGTTGTTGAGCCATCACCATACGAAGCGACCATGGTGATAATATCCCCTGCATGCCGTTGTCCACGTCGTGCAGTGTTCGATTCCAGTAAGATAGCGAGGTTTTCGTCTTCTTCACTGCCTGCTAGGACGTTAATGGTGACCGTTTGAGGTGTTGGCGTTGACCATGTCACCAAATTACCGTTGATATCCATTCCTGTTTGCGCAATGTCCACGGCAGGCAAATCTAACGGATCGGCATCATCTGCGAAGGCGGTAATTTGAATACCGGCGGGAAAGGTTTTATGAGCTTGAATAACAATACTCAAGCCGGTTGCTGATACATCATGCATATTGTGTTCCTTACACTAAGTTGTGAGAGCCTTCGACTTTACGAACCCAGTCGCCTTTACCGTAAATCAATACGTATTTCATCACGTACTCGGGTAAATCAGAGGGTCCTGTGTTTTCGACAATCTGAGCGTTGTACCAATAGCCTTTGTTTTGTACATCGTGCCACGCTAAATCATCACCAGAAGCGTCTGTCACTGCAATTTTTTGCACATCGGTTAAGGTTTTTCCCGCTAGGATCGTGCCGTTATTAATCGCCTTGGTCACCGCCCCTGCAATCACCATCATCGCCCGTGCTTCACCGTCTTTATTGGCGGGTACTCCGCGTGTGGCCATAAGTAAACTAAACCACTGTTGCGCGATGTAGGCTTTTAACCATTGCTCATTAGCATGGACACTCATATCTAATGGGTTGGTAACCCCACCACATAAGAAGCCCCGTTGATAGAAACTGATATTTGAACCCGATACGGCCGTTTCTCCGTAATAATTCACCCGTAATTTATCTAAGCGATCCGCATCGATATCGGTCGTGATTTGCGATGGGAACGTGACACCAAATTGACGATACATATAGTTTGTTGTCGCATTGGTTCGGTCATAATCCGTGGCGGACATAATGGCCATAGGTAACGCTTGAACAAAGAAGTTATCTGCTGTTTTTAGGTTTAAGCCCGTTGAAGCCGTACCCACCAACGCCCCGCTAAAATCTTCTGCATTTTGATTGGTCACAGACAGGTGCAATTGATACTTCACGTTTTCGCCTGCCACGTACTGCGCCAGCTCTACGGCATGCTCTAATGAGAGTTCCGTTAAAAACGTTGCACTACCAAAAGAGTCAGAAACAGCCTCAGAAGCAATAAAGGCTTGTAACGGGGTTTGCGCTGGATTACCGGCTGATGATGTGCCGTGGCTAATATTCATTGCATCAGCAAGTACCGATTGACGTACACTAATATCTGCACGCTCTTGTACGCCACCGCTAATGACAAAGGCACTATCCAGCGAATTAAATGTGACATACGCACTAGCAAATTGAGGCTCGCTTTCTGCATTTAATTTCGCTTGCACAGCTGTTGCAACATCCGCGTATGACGTACTTTCAGAGAGATCAATTCCAGTGATTTTTTTGGTCACCTTGCCGATAGTGATATTGAGTTCACCCTCATTAATCAGTTTTAAATCAGCTAAATCGCCTGTCTTTTCGCCAAACAAGGTAGGCGCTCGACCAACAGGCTCATAAGAGGCAATTTGCAGTTCTTTCGGCTTACTTGCCGGTGCTGGACTGACATAGCTGAAATACTGACGCGCAAAATGTGCCTCGGGGGAGTCAGTACCTAATAAGTCATCCACTTGGCCACTGGCAAACTCAAGCACTTTACCAGCAGGAATTTTAGGGTTTGTTGAAAAAACACGAGCCGTGAGCTTGCGCATCGGTACAGCAGACGCGCCAATCACCGCACTCGCGATATCGACATAGCGAGTTTGTTTGATAGACATAACGTTCCTTAAATACGATAGATATCGGGATACAACGCACTCACGGCGTCAGTATCGGGATGAAGTGTGCGATTAAATGTCACATTGAAATCAAATGAGGGATTTTGTTCGTAGTTGCCTTGGTCATTCAGAAAATAAGGCGTTCGAATACCAGTTGCACGTTGAATGCCAATACCTTGTTTCCGAAGTGCTTCAACAAACGGTAATGAATTGGCGATCATTCTGACAATAGCGGTAATATCACTCGCTGAATAATGGCCTAACTGGGTAACGAAAGCCTGAACTTGGTACGTTTTTTCAGATAACTGGTTTTCTTGGTGATTGGCTTTATTGCCTTGAACGTTATATTTACGCCCTTGCCAACCGTAGCCGTTTTCATTAATGGGAAAGAACATCACCATATTATCTTCACGGCCTTGCTTAGTAGATTGAAAACCAGCTTTAACGGAGATATCAATACCGACCACTTTTAACTGCAACAAGAGTTGTTTGCGAATGGCAACATCAACTTCATAATCCGTCATAAGTACCCGCCTCGATACAGATCACCGATTTCCAGCCATCTTGTTCGTACCAGTCTGCATCACCCACCACATCATATTTTCGACCATTAAATACAAGGAAATCAGGAGATGTTCCTCGTTGCACAGCTTTAATATCATGAGAGGTATATAAGCGTCGGTACACTTGGCTCGTATCTAATCCCATGGATTGAACATCTTGAGTATCGACCGCTTGCCAACTGCCACGAACTTCTATCGGATCATAATAATAATTTTGGTCATTCCCTCGCTCATCGGGTGCCCGTTCTTTAAATCGAAACCAGAGCACCTTTTGCTGGGGAATATAACGTGAAGCAATACGATTTAAGTTACCAAACATTATTTATCCTCCACTGCGAAACTAACCGCTTGAAGCATTTGACCAGTATCAACTAACGGCTTATCCGTGGCTTTACCTTTGCTATGGCGACGTGCTCTTGCTTTGACCGTTGACTCTTCCAGCGCTGGGGTGGTGACTGCTTTAATTGCCATTTTCACATCCCCCGCTACCGTCGCACCAATTTGTGTCAGCCCATTATCCAGCGTGATATTGCCTTTAACAGACGCTTTCACTGCTCGAAAAATTAACTGACTATAATCCTGCTTTTTGTCATTCATGGTCGGACGTAAAAATGGGCGAGGAGGAATGCCACCAGCCGGATAGCCCAACTCTTGAATAGAGGCAACATAAGCAATCGGTGTTCCATCGGGATATTTTGCGTGTTCAAAGAAACCAACACTTAATCGCTTTTTAGCCAATTCATCGTAAACCGCTTTTAATTGCGCTAATTTAGTCATTAACGTAATCGCCCTCCTCGTGTAAATCGCCCTCCCACACCCCGAAAAGCTGAACGTTCGCCACCACCACCAAAATATTGAGGGACGCTACAACGTTTGATCAGTGCTAGAAACTGCTGGCCAAAGGTGGTCATTTTAAACCAGTGCGACCAGTCCGAACCAGCAGGCGGTGCCGTAAATGACACACTTACCTTATCTATAGTCACACTCGTCACCACACCTGTGGGCGACTCATCATCAGCAATCATTTTTCTGAGTGTTAGCATGTGTGCAACCACGAGCATCCACAGCTCATTAGTGCAAACACCCTTACAGGCAGAGAAATAGTTCAACGCAGACTGAGCAATGATAAATATTTCATCATCACCCACACCGTTAAACTGCGGATAGAGCACACGGAATGACGTTAAAGGAAATGTGCTCGTCTCCATGATCACTTACCTTTTTTGTTGGTTTTAGGAACGTCTAACTTTTCAGCTTCTAACGATTCTGGTGTGTCAGGAGCTGATTGGTCGCTCGCTTCCATATTGGTAGCAACTTTTTCGGGATCTTCTTTGCGTTCTTCAACGGTAATATACCCATTGTCACAATGAAGATTGAAAACGTGATTTTCTTTGAGTTGTTTGTATTGCTCGTCAGAAATTTCCGTCACACGACCACGCGGTGTGTACATGTGTTTGGTCATCACGTTCGCTTGACCGGCAATAAACACTTTCCCGTCTCTCACGGTATAGTTCTGGTCATTTGATAAGGTGCAATATGCGTAAAGAGGCATGGAGTGCTCTCCTATTGTTTAGATATAAAAAAGCCCTCAAATGAGGGCGCAAAAAGAGAAGTGGTAAGATTAAATGCCGGTTAAGCGTGTCACCGCCCACGGACGGGTCACAAATACACCTGCAGTCGCATTGGTTGCATCTTCCATATACCCTTTAATTTGGTTGAGTGAACCTAATAACTGGTATTTCACAGGCACCACCTGAAGGATCACCGCACTGGTTGCCGTTGAACCATCATCAATGCTATCTGCGAACATATAGGCCACATCAGCCCCACCGTTTGCGCCAACAAATTCAGGAGAGAAAACCAGACGCATATTAGGATAGTTTTCATTTATCCATTGTTTGACTGTTTCACCGCGTGCGACAGGATTAGCCACATTCAGTGCAGAACGAAAACCTAACGGCAATGTTAAGGTGATTGGCGTGTCATCTTTAATAATACCGCCAGAGCTCGTTTCAATACGCGAGAACATATCAGTAATATCGGCAGTGATATCCGCAAAGGTTCCGCCTTTCCATTTGCCTTTTGCGGTTTCATAGGCGGGTAAGTTAGGCTCATTCATCAAACCAAAGACGCGCGTTTCAGGGCTATTAAACCCGTAGTAACCCACTCGCTCACGCCCTTGCTCTAATGATTCAGTCACTGAATTGCGCTTTTCTTCCATCGCAACAAAGCCTGCTGACGATTGGCGCGCTTCTTCTAATTTCCCCACTTGGAAACCTAATTCGAAACGGACGAGACCACGGCGCTCTTGGTCTTGCGCATAAGATGCTAATGGCACATTGGTATGATCACCATAAAGTTCGGCTTTACCGGTTGGTGTCGCCACATTCAGAATGATCTCTTCATCATGCCATTCGCCCGCATTGACGATACCCGTGATTTCATCTAACACACGCACGCGCGTAGCAGTACGAATGACACCCGGTAAAACGTGTTGCAACATTTCGCGTTGAATTAAGCCCCCCTGCATTGCACCACCACTGATCGCGGAGTCCATCGCAGAAAAACCACCAAAGCCGATTTGCGCTAATTCCCCGTATGTCCATTTCTGATCAGGGTTAATATTTAGTTGGCCATGTTTTTTGACATCACGACCAGACATGTGAAACTTAATTTTACTGACTGGCATTATTCACCTTCCTTTGGAGATGCTGGATATGGGATTTCTGTTAAACGAATAATGCCCAAGTGAGCACTTTCTGTTGACTCAAGGTGTCGGCTGATAAAACCAATAACACGATCACCGGCACTAATGGTGGCTTTCGAAGATAGCGAACCGTCTGCTTCATCAAAAACAACCGGTGCGTTGATTTTTCCTGCCACTTCTTTTAGTTCAACGAAAACTTCCCCCATTGTCAGGAATTCACCTTGCGTACCGTTACGAGCGAATGCTTCTTCGATACGATAGGCTTTAGGGTTAATCATGATCCCCGCAAATACACCTTTACCACCGACTTGAACGGATTCCACTGAATCATCTTTGTAGGTATAGGCGCGACCGAAAATATTCAGCTTTTCATCTGCTGAACTGAGAATGGCGGAAACAGCGCGAATAGGACCTGCATGACTAATTTCACCGACAACGCCAGAAATTAAGCCGTTTGCTACTGATTTAGGAATTGCCATTATTTAGCTCCCCATTTATCCATAATTGATTTATTGCTCACTGCAGAGTCCATTGTTGAGCTGGTCTTTTGAGAATCAGGCACACGCCCTTGCATCCAAGCATCAAGAGCAATGGCTTCTGTACCTTTACTGCATTGAATACCCAGTTTTTCAACACCGTACTCTGCAACTTGTTGTTGAGTCATGGCTGAGTGGTCAAACACACCAATAAATGGCGTTAATTTATGCGCTAACGAATCACGAGCACCAATTTGTTTGAGTAACTCCCCCGTATCCATTGCGGGTTTGGTTTTTTCTAATCGCTTAATTTTACGTTTTAGCGATGCCATTTCATCCATGGCGGTCATGCTACGATTTAAGCGTTTTAAACGACGATGAAGACCATCGGTAGTGGCTTGGTCAAGATGCTCTTTGGCTTCTTCAATCGCTTCGACAGCTTCTTCAATGGCGACTTCGGCTTTCTCGACTGCTTCAGGTTCGCCAGATTCAGCCTCTTCTGTGGCAATTTCGGCTTTTTCCACTGCTTCTTCTGCTTTCTGCTCTTCGTCAGGGTCTGAATCAGTTGAAGGCTTATCTTTATCTTCTGGTTCATCATCTGTCGCAGGTTTAGCGCTGGTGATTGCTTCTTTGATCATGGCTTTTAACGCTTCCAATTGCTCGGGCGTAAACGCCCCCTCATCAGTGGTTGGTTTGTCTTTGTTTTCATCTTCAGGATTCATGCGAATAAGTTCCTTTGTGTCTATGGTAATAACGGAATGGTCTTGCACAGCAACATCAGCGCCAGTGCGCCCTTCATCAACTAACGCAAGATGGTTGGCTCTAATATGCCGTTGTATGGCGTCATAACGTTCACCGTTAAATTCGCCTGGTGTGAAATCGTAAATACAGCGATAACCCGGAGATAATTCAATTTTTCCTCCTTCAATTTGGTTAAGCGCTGAATTAGACAGGATTTTGATATTGCCTCTGAGGTAGGGGTATTCAAAATAAACTCGCTCCCCGATGACCCCTTGTATCCCTTTTGTCTCTGCAGGTGTGCCGTCTTTCCCTAACATTTCATGCTCATCAACAAAGGGCATTAATTTGAACGAATTAATTGTCTCTGTGCTGGCCAGTTCTTCTTGTGGGCGATACACCTTGTAAATTTTTTCGGGTATCGGTGCGCCAATTTCAAACCCTAAATAATCAAAAACCCCAACTTTAGAGATGGGGTTATCTTTCACTTCCAGCCAGCCGTTTAAATCATATTGTCGTTTGGTCATGTCTCCTCACCGAAATCTATTACGGGTGTCCAGAAGCACTTACAGTTTGGTAATTGTCCGGGCAAGCCACGCTCACCTGTCCGTTCATCAATCACAGGTGGGTTATCTAAATCAAACACTTCACCATCCAGACGCAGATGTAATTCACGCGGTTCGGCACTACCTGCCGAGTGATGCCAAACTGCCTTACGAATACCGGCAGATTTCATACGCTCATAATTCACTGCAGTCGTGATTTTTCGTGTTTGATCAACAGCGATAAAATTCGCCCTTTTTTCAGTCACACTGCCTGTATGCCTAATTTCCTCTAATAGCGTCTTTGCACCTTCACCACCTTGGCTAATAGAACGTAATGCAACACTTTCAATACGTTGATGAAATTGCAGTGGAATAGATTTAATTAACGATACGTTTTCAGCTGTAGAGGCAATAATTTTATCTTTCAGGGCTTCGGGCATGGCTGGGGTTTTGATGGTGATCCCCCCTGACAACTGTTTGAGAGAATCATCTAAATTACGCTTTGCGCCTATATCGACTTGGGATACAAATTTATCCGCAATCTCTGTGGATTTTTGTTTAAAAATCTTATCCCATTTGCGTTTTAGCCGGTTAAGCCAGATGCGTGTTTGACTGGCAAAGCTGGCATCCATCGTAAAACCTTCAAAGTCGTCATTTAATTCACTAAACACTTTTTCATAGTCTTTAATCATTGCATTAATGAGTCGTGACATGTCACCTTGATAACGACTAGCTGGGGCGACTGAATACTGCAGAGGTTTCCCCTTCATGACCGCTTGACGCGAAATTGCCCATTGCGCTCGCTTCGTTCGTACTCGTATTCGCCTCGACATAATCTGCCTCGTTCACTTCAATGCCGTAATAGCTGGACTCTTTATTGCTGGCCAGTTTTTTACGGATATCTAACCCATCTATCGCACCCGTCGAAGCCAGTGCCACATCGGTCTGCGCTTCTTTCAGTTCAATATCCGCACTCTCAACAGCCGTCGGGCTATCAAGTGGCGCCCATGTGATAGAGATTTCTGTCACAGGTAAACCATCGCTACGCATTAGCATGTCGTAATGGCGCTGCAATAGCTCTTCAAGGTCGTTTGATTGGATACTTTCAAGCTCTTCGCGGTAATTGGCTTCTTCGTATTCCCCCGTTGAGTTAAAGCCTTTCGGTGTAGTGCCTAATAGCTTTGTTGCCGGTACATTGGAAGCCGATGCCACCAGCTGATATTGCGTCATAATCGTGGCGTCTAAATCCGCTAATGAGGTGTCGAACTGTTGAACCGTATCTTCACTGCCCGTCATTTGCACACCATAGTTATCGCGCATCTCCATAAAATAAAGCATATTTTCGCGAATAATATCCTTATCAGCGCTTTCTGGATCTGCAATCCCCATCGTAAGCAAACGCTTAGTCATTGCCAGTTGTGGTGCTTCATTGGCGGTACGTTCTGAAGCGTAGACACGCTCATAAATACGTTCTGGCACTGATACGCCAAAGTAGTTGTACATTGGCTTAAGCACGTTAGGTACAGGAAACGGCACAAACTTAATAAAGTGAGACTTGTGATACTTACGCCCACCAATCACATAATAGGTCGGCTCGTAGAAATCCATGCTGGCAGGATCTTGAACATTGGAATCCGTTAAATCGGCCGTTACCCATTGTGGATCAATCTGTTTAATACCTTTATACATCCCTTTAGTCACACCATCGATATTAAACGGGTTTTCGTACCACTCTTTCGGGTTTGATGTCTCCACAACGAATAATGCTAAGCGACCGCCGTATACTCTCCCAAAATGAACCAGCTCTTTCAGTTGGTGTGTAATACGGTATTTTTTATCACGTTTACGGAGCTTTTTACTGATAGCGCGATCATCATCGTTATCACAATCAATATCATATCCCTGACGTATCGCATCACGAGCTGGCATATTGCAGGCTTTATCCACCAGCCAGTGTTTAGCGATAACCGCACACATATTGTTGCCGATAAACATTTGTGAGGCATACCATGAAGCCTGTGACTCAGGCACACCGTAAACCTGCTCACCTTTAAATGAGGGCACATAGCTATCAATGCTATCCATCGCAACACCTGCAATTGTGGGTTGGGGTAAATTAATCCCATAAAAGCCCTGTTCTCGCGCCAGTGCAGGATATAAGTCAGTTGTAAATGCTGACCGTTTAACCGGTGCGAGTGGTTCTGTTTTTCGCCTCTTAAACGGCCACCACATAGAATTACCTCTTAGTTGTGAAGAAACTACCGCTTCTTTTCTCAGGAGATTTAAGAATGACTAAGCCATCAGCACAGTTTGGAGACTTAGCACCGTTAGGTTTTTTATCAACGACGATTTTACCTGCTGAGTTTTTTGTGTACGTTGGCTGGCAGAGTTCGGAAGTTAATCTCGATAAAGATGACATTTTTGAAGATAACGAAATAATCTCATCAGGATCATATTTCATACCATTAACCGCTCTATGGGTATTTAAAAACAATGTCCGCAAATGCCACCAAGATTGAGATTTAAAGTTTTGGAAAAAGTCCTTATTCGTAATATTTCTACCGCTGGCATCTTTCATTAAAACCTTATCCGGATTTAGTACACCAGAACTTCCTTTGTAAGCAGAAAAGGTAACAGGATTTAAACCAGCTAACTTCCGTTCTTCATTGACTTGTCTTGAATCACCACGACAACCGGCACCAATACCATCAGCATCATATAGAACCTCACTACAACCATAATCACTGGCTAAATTGATTGCCTTAACCACGGTTTGGTAGATATCAGCACCTTTCCCACTCCACTCTTCACAAGCATCTACCAATATTCCTTTACCTGATATAAAGGCATTTTTATCTATACCTTCGTCTGCTACGTCAAGAGCACCAAGGCGCTTACCTGTTGGTTCAATTCCCAACTTGATATGTGCGTCTATTGCAGACTGTATCCATGCAGAAGGAATAATCACCCCTTCAACGGATGCGTTGTAATCTATATCTATTTCTTGAGCGACTGCAACGGGATCTAAAACTTCAACCTGCTTGTCGTACCATGCTTGGTCTTTCCTTGGATCTTCTCTCCAGTGGAATGTAAATACTGGTATTTTTCCGCTATGCCTACGGATAGCGAAGCTATTAGCATTTCCATTTGGCGTTGAAATATCTTGTCTGCAGTTAGTTGTGGCTGATAAAGAAGCGTCAATAAGAGATGGCCGTTCGAGGAAAGCGGACTCATCAACAATATAAAAACTTACGCGATCCCCTCGCCCAATACCATCACCACACTCACCCGATATGATTGAGTCAGTATGAGGAAATTTTATTCTCATGTGTGGTGCGTCTTTGTTTCTATTCCAACCAAAACGAAATTCAGCCGGCAGATAAGACATAAAGATACGGGCTTTCTCTAACAGTGATTTAGGTACCCCGATTTTATCGACATACTCTTCTTTACGACTACCTATGCCGACACTAATACCACGATTGAAATTACATACAGTGCAAGATAAGCCGACCGTTAGCCAACTCATACCCATATCACGCGTCTTTTCTGTAATACCAGGCTCTTGCCCTTTCCATCGTTCGATAAACCATTCAATCCATTCCTCTTGTCGAGGGAATAATAAAAATGGGATATATGACGGTAATCCTCTCTCAGGGTTTCGTGGGTCATACGTCATACCCCAATCAATAATAAATTGAGCTGGATTATCTTTGTAATAAGCGTTGAGTGCTGGTATAGCTTCTGGATTTTGGCGAATTCGTGTTAATCGTTCCATTCGCCATTCAAATACCTGCGGGTAGTCAGGATTTTTAAAATCAAACGGGAATGGGATTGGCATAGTAAATTTCTTTAATGCAATATCTATTTAACATAATCGTGCTTACACGCCCTACCGAAAATCAACTGAGTGTATTTTCTATGTGTAAGCGCTATTTATCTAAGTTATCTATTGAAATGGGTACAATTTAGAATGAATAAAACGTGCATAAAATAGGTGTGATTTTGCATAGCCTAATTTTTCAATGAAACCGCTATTTTTATCAATTTACCCCATAATTTGCTTATATGCGTCAGATGCTTCTTGAGGTGACAAGTTAGCTATCTCTGTTTTGATAGGTCCACCTTCGGCACCCGTTAATTCCGTCTTGTTCTTCAGCATGCCTAAATGCTGTGCAACCATCTTAAGCGCTTCATCTTGATTACGAGTAATAACCTCAACACCAAACTTCCCTTCTTTCACGCCAGCAAATACTCGACGAGCTGGCCCTGTTAAATCACGCGTATCATGAAAGTACGCACGGCCAATACCGGCACCGTTACAACGAGGGCAATCAGGATTTGGATCTAATGTTTCATCGTAACCGTAGCCACCCACATCTTGTGGAGGCGGTTTATTGGTTGTGAGCGCTTTTTTAGTAGCATCTTCAAATTCTATTGAGTCACGCCACTGGTAATTAAAACCAAAGCCCCAGCAATGACGGCAACACAAGCGTCGATATTCAGTCAGCTCGTTAACGTCTGCCGTTGCGATATCCCACCATATTTTTAATACGGCATCTTGGGTTATCTCTGTTCTGCGTTCCCGTTCTGCTAATGCGTCAGTGATTGCTCGTGAAACCTTAGCATTTCTTAGCATACGAGTAGCATTTACATAAGCTGTATTTCCTTCGCCTTTATAACCGGCTCGCTTATATGCTCCTGTTCGATTTAAGTCGATAAGGTATTCACTAACAAATTTAATCTGTTGTTCTGTTAGCCCGTAATTGCGCAGACTAAAGGTGTTTTCATCATCATGCGCATTACTGGATTCATTACTCTGCGCAGTGGGTATATCACTATTGCGCATTAGCTCTTTTGCGCATTCTTTTTTCTGCGCAATGCGCAATTTCTTGTGCGCAGTTTTTTGCGCATTCTGCGCACTGGATATTTTGATATATCGTCGTGCTGTTGCGTAGTTTAGTTCCTTTAGTTCGCACCACTCTTTAGGGGATATTCCTGTTATAGCATGTTCGGCGAGGAACTGTTGTTGTAGCATCCCCCAATCCGGTTTTGCCATTATGTTTATCTCCTTAGCCTATTAAAAAGCCCATTCGTTAAAATAGGCTTTGTGATTGACTCTTATGAATTGTACTCGTCTCTCCGGTTGTCACGCCCTTTCTTCTACCTACAGCTGACGTTGCTGATAATGACCGAAAAATAACAAAATGGCGGTATTCATTGTTTTTGACTCTCACTATGCGCTATCTGCTGAGAATAAAACAGGTTATGGCTAACATAGGAGACAGCGACAACGCTACGCCTTCTTCTATTGGCACGAAATAAAAATAGCAGTATGATTAATGAGTATTTATTTTTTGCTTAAATTCAGCCACCCTGTGAAATCAAACTCACAGGTTTATTTTTATATTGTGCTGTTTATTTAAGTGGGAGATAAATAGGAATAATCAATCTGGTATATATACCTATTTAAGCTATACTAAGTAGTTATCGCTACACTTTAATTGATATCTTGTTAGTATTGCCCAGCCTCCCATGCTGGGCTTTTTTTATTCTTTTGGAATGCTTTTATCCAATTCTTCACGGAATTTAACTGGATTATCTGAACCTTCTACTGCCATGATATTTCTCCATTAAAAAGCCCCGCTATTGAGCGAGGCATTCAGTGTTAATGTAATCCTGCAAATACAAAATCTGCTGTTCGTTCTCGACTATCATTTCTCTGAGACGTAGATAATCTTGTTCAACTGCTTTGTTAAGTCGTGCGGAGGTTTCATTGCTTCCGCTTTCGGTTGAATTTTTGGTGACTGTTGGACACTCGGCTTTGATATACACCCGCTTATTGCCAGAGCTAACAGCATCACGAAGAGTGTTGATTTCATTCTTTGCATTAACAAGCTCCTGTGTGTGTCTTGTATCAAGTTGATTTAGTCGCTCTATGCGCACTTGATAGTCAGTATTGATATCCTTCTGCTCTTTGAGTGCGGTAGTCAGTTCTTTATTGTTTTCTGTCAGCGTGTTAATTCTTTTCGCTTGTGCATTAATCAGCGCGCAACCACCAGCAACAATCCCCACCATCACAACGACAATGTAAAGTTTCCAGTGTTTCATAATTAGTACCGATGATGTGAGAGAGCTACCTGACAGCGTTTGTCTAAACTGGCTTTATCATTAACACATGAATTATCAATTGAGAGATAAATGCCACCAGCAACCGAGATGAGTAATGTAAGAATAAAACCGACGATGATGATTAAAGACTTCCATTGCATAACGCTGACTCCGCCTCTCTACGACTGACCAACCCTCGCCACACCTTTCCACCAGCATAAACCCAGCGTTTCATTTCTTCACAAGCGCCATTCTGATCACCTGCATTTAATTTCTTAAGCAATGTAGAGCGTGCAAAAGCCGTGGTACCGACATTAAAAGCAAAGGAATATAGAGAAGCTTTTGTTTTATCATCGACCGGCACTTTAACCAGGATATCAACTTGCTGTTGCGTTCTGATAAAGTCTTTCTGCAGTAATTCGTCACACTCTTGTTGTGTATAAGTCTTACCTTGAATGATGTCGTTTCCAGTATGGCCATAACAAACCGTCAGAATTCCAGCAACATCGCGGTAAGGTTCATAACGCACGCCCTCAAAATAACCAATCACTGTTAGTGCAATACTTACAGCGCCAGCACTCGCAACAGCTGTCACTTTTTGTTTTAGGTTCATTAGATGTCCTTTTTAGCTTTAGTCAGCATCTCACCGACTATTTTTTCGATTTCTCGCGGATCACTAGAACAATTTCGATGAACCAATTCAGCAAATAATGCTGTTCGTTTTCGCTGTTCTCGCCGTGTCATCAGATAAGTTGCTAATCCAAGAAGCATGCTAAATCCCATCCCTATTACAAAGCCCCATTCATACAATGAGAGACTTGCAAAAAAGGCAGTTAAGCCAGCCGTTCCGTAGGTAGCATTGGTTAATTTGTCCATGCGCATATACACCCCCTACGGAGTGCCTAAGTTTAGTTAAAGGAGTGCCGACTCACAGCTCTTGTTTGAACGTGATAACGAGGGTAATTGTCCTGTGGTCGGCATATACGAAAAAAGACCACCTAAGCGATCTTCTGAATGTGAACTATCCAGTAATACCGGATGGTTGAATATTTATCTAAACATTTCTTAAACTCAATACATTGTTTATTAAAGAAAATATATGATATTCGCTTAATGATAATTAACCACTTGGGATCATACTGAGCATTTCACTGTATAATAACCACTCTGTACAAAAATAAAGGAACTATAATGACAAACAAAATTTACCTACAAATAAATGATGAAATTGTTCAAGTATCTGACTGGAATGTCATAAAAAATAGAGAACATTATACTGAAACACTTGATATAAAAGGAAAATCATTAGAGAAAATAATAGGTTACTATGAGCTTGATGAAAAAATATCTTGTGGTCTAAAAAATTGTAATACCCCTCATTTACGAGGGTATATTGTAAAAACCGATGCAGAAATAGAAACAAATATTGGTAATGCCTGTGGTAATAAATACTTTGATGTTATTTTTGGTGAAATGTCATCAGAGTTTTTAAATAAAGTTGAATATGAAAAATTAAAACAAAGTGCCCGACTGGCTAAACTAGAAATATTCACTTTGTGGAAGAAAATAAATGAATTAACTGTGGGTCCAAAAAACATTTTATGGGCAATACGCTTATTTAAAGATATATCCGACCCTAATATAATTGGGAGGTCTGCTTATAATAGACTTCAAATTATGTATGGCAATAATGACAATAAGGTCTACTTAACCACGCTCACAACAGCTAAAGAAAAAGAGTTAGCAGAAGTTGCAGGCCGACGTATTGATGAAACAGTCGATATCGTTGTTGGGCAAATCAAGTATATAGATTTTTTATCAAAGGATGATAGTTTGGATTCTATCTTTTATTCTGAATTAAAAGCACCAGTATCGGAATTGGAATCCTGCGAACCCGAAAGAACATCAAGAACTAAGCTAAAGAAAATAATGGTAAAAATAAACGCCATAAATACAAATATAACTAGATTAAAAGATAAACTGGAAATAGCGAGGCTATTTTTCACAAACGAAAATTTATCACAATTACTTAATTGGATGGAAAAAGATGAGAATGTAAGTAATGCTGATATAGAGCGGTATAAAACATTTTTGGAAAAGCTATAAACTATAAATAAAAAGCCCCGCAATAGCGAGGCTTTAAACCCATTTACTGTGTTGCGTGTATAACTTCGCACAGCATATATGAAAACTATAACTTTATCGGCAAAATAGTCAAGCTTTATTCAGAATAATGATACTCTCTATCAAATCTATCGCACATTGGGCGATAGAGCATAAATTCAGCCACATTTAACCATGCTTTAACTCTGTCCTGATATGTACGCAAGCAATAACGACCATCTTTCTCACAAAGCTCTAATGCTATCTCATGTTTTGATTTTTTATAAACATAGTACTGCTTAAGGATATTCAGCAACCCAGCATCTGCATTCATTACTTCACAAATAACTTTATCCATTTCACCACCTTCAGTATCAGAGCAAAACCACATATTGCTAAGTGTTTTCTTATTTTGGTACTCCTCCAAGAAAAGCTGTAAGGTTTCTTCTGATAGCCCTGATTTTTTCATTCTTCGCATAGCATCTTTGAGGGCTTTCTTTGTGATTTTTGGGTCTGATAATAATCGCTGAAAAATACCAGCGGCTTGTGGTGATTTACTAAATGCGGCCCAACAACCCCACATTTTTAATCGCCCCCGGATCCATGTACTTTCTAATGTGCGCAATCTTAAATACTCACCACTCTTGCCACTTGTCTCTGGATAAATCATGCTTATACCTCAACTTCTTTATTTATCAATATCACTAGACGCGACAAGCGCGTAATTCCATTACTTCAATTTTTGTTTGCTCGAGCAACTCTGCTTCAGAGCCATGAATTTCTTGCCATGTTTTAGGTGAGGCGTGAAAGCCGGTTTCATAACACGCCCTATGATGTGACGGACACAGTGGTAAAACATCTGTATGACTTGCTCGTTGTGCCATTCCCTGCCCTGTTCTAACATGATGTATTTCCGCTCTACTTGCCCCAAGCCCCATATTGCGACAACAAATACAACCCAGTTCTGCTACATCTGATAGCCACTGTCTTTCTTCTTTGGTCTTTGATTTGATCATTGGTCTTGCCTCTATGTGAAACTTAATAATTGAGATACTGCATTTTCTACAGCTTTTTGAGTGGGGAACTGTTTACGAAGGATAAAATTCCAAAGCACATCGAGTGTGGCTTTGTAAAGTTCGCTAAATGCTAAGTCGTCCATATTTGCAAAACTGATTGATTTAGCGACACGACGTAAACTACCGTCAGGCATTTCAAACGTATCGTAATAACCAGCTTGCTCTACAACCCAATAGCGAAAAGCATCAAATGATTTTGTTGCTGAGATATTTTGCGCACGTTTTTGTGCGACTTCTTCTAGATAGATATCGGATGCTAATAAGAGCGCGTCAGCATTATCCGTGTAATATGAAAGGAATGTGATGTAACCACGCACAAGCTCTTTTTCTTCAGGTGAAATGGTACCGCCAACTGGTTCCCAATATTCATAACCTAAGTTGAGTAATGCGAAGTATTTACGATGAAATCGAGGGTTACGAGCTTTCTTAAAATTAGCTGAAAGCACATCACCACACTTGATTTTTGAATGCAGAAAATCTCTCGTAACAGGGTTAGCCGGTACAAGAGTATCGTTAGACATTTTGATAAAGCTATGCTGTGCCATACTTAACTCTCAGTTGACACAGCAAATATTTAGGATTGGGTGTTCAGACCAATACTGTAATAATACAATAGGTTGAGTTAGATAACCAGTTTCAACTCTTTGTATCCACTAGTGACCCAACATTCGGAATCACCTGACATACAACATTGCTGAACAGGTAATATATCACCACAACGCTTACATTTACGTTTAGATAATTTCTCTACTTGCTTTTTATACTCAGCATCATCTTTCCGAATAAGCATCTGTAGGTATTCAATAATGCCATACGGTTCTCGACCAGGCATGCGCAATACACAATTACGCTTTATCATTTCCAATTCTTGATTATCTACAAGCAATTCAATTTTAGTTACACCTAATTCTTTCTGCCGTTTACGTTGTTCCGCTTTACGTTCTGCTACTGTTTTTGCCATTGATCTTACCTCAATAATTCATCCACAAACATTCAGTACGAATTTTGGTACCACGACCGGCAGAAATACGAGCCTCTTTGGTTACTTTTCTCCAGCCTGATAATTCATCATCATATAAATTCGAGTGATAGCCACTGATAATTACTTTTCCAGAAACAGACTTAATAATTTGCAGTAACTCATGATGTTGCCCATTAGTCATTTCAAAGTTGTAATAACGATTACCACTCACTCGTGTTTCAGGCATATATGGAGGATCTAAATAAAATAGAGTATCAGTGGCGTCATGTTTTTTAATCAGATCTAATGCCGGCTTATTTTCAATAATGACTCCCTGCAAACGCTGACAAACTGCAGATAAGTTTTCAGGATATTTAGCCCACAAATGTGAGTAGATTGAATATTCACGTTTACTATCAGACTGAAATCCCGAGTTACCGTTTAAACCAGAAGCAGAACCAAACCCCATGCAAGCGCGAACAACCATACGTCTAGCTCTCTCTAATGGATTATCAATAAACTCTTTAGCTAACATAAACTCGTCACGGGAATAAGCAGTAAGTAAGCAAGCCTCTTGTAACTTAATGTTTAATTCAGGATCTCTTAATACCTTGAATAGATTTACAACTTCACTATCTAGATCATTATATATTTCTGCATAGCTACGTTCTTTCTGCATTAAGACGCTAGCAACTCCACCAAAGGGCTCTACATAGCAACGATGCTCTGGAAAATAACTTAATATCCATTTTGCTAAACGAAATTTACCTCCGTGATAACGGATCACGGGGTGTTTAATTTGATGCTTACTCATGCTTTCATTACCTCACGCCAATAATTCAACCTATCTCTAAAAAACTCCCGATGTACCTCAGTCAACTTTTCAATTTCCACCAACACTCGCGTTCTATGTATTTTTTGATTTTTAAGCTGTCTAATTAATCGACTAGCTAATAAATCAAGTTGTTCTAACTCGCGATATTCTTCTGGCCACAAAGCTCGATTGTGAGGTAAATCATCAGGCAAATAAGAACGCCTAGACATAATTACCTCGTCGATTTTTGTGGTTTAACCTTAGGTTGATAAGGTGCTTTTGTTCTCGCTCTTGCTGATGCATGGAGGCGATCAATATGACACTGTGTATGGTCTAACCCATCGTCGGGTAATATAGGGTGATTATCACGAACGAGAGATTCGTGAGTAAGAGAGTCTTTAATTGTCATGGTCTTGCCTCTGTTTTAACTAAAATGCTTTTTCTGCGTAACGACGTCTTTTATCGTTTTGCTGTGATTGTTGTTGCATTTTGGACACTTCTGACGCTGTAATTTGGTCGGTAGGCAGATAGTGGCCATTCTTAAATTCTTGATAGACTGTGCCGGTTTCTCCGTGTCTAAATTTATCAATAATGATCTCGGCATAATTTTTCGCAGGGCTATTGGGGTTATATACGGCCTCCCTATAGGTAAATAAAATTAAGTCAGCGTCTTGCTCTAAGCTACCAGAATCGCGTAAATCAGCAGAAACAGGACGGCGTTGATTAATAGGTCTTTTATCAACATCACGAGATAGCTGGCTTAACGCAATAGTTGGCGTGTGTAACCTCTTTGCTAATCCTTTTAAAGATGCAGATATTTTCGCAATTGCTAAATCATTACGTTCTGCTTTAGGTTTTTTAATTAACCCTAAATAATCAACAAAAATTCCTTTCAAATTTGGATATTTACGTTTGTGGTTTTCACTGATTGCACATATTTGTTCAATAGTTAGATTACTCGCATCGATGATATGAATATCTCTATCCATTAAATGGCCTAGTGCTGAACTTAAACGCCCCCATCCTTCATCATCCAATCGCCCACGATGTCTCAATGTTGATATTGGTAGTTGAGCAGAACCTGCAACTAGACGCTCAGTAATTTGCTGATTGGACATTTCCATCGAGAAGAATAATGCACCGCCTCCATCTCTGGTCATTCCCTCAGTCATCGCTAGTGCAAGCTCTGTTTTTCCCATCCCAGGACGACCGCCAATAAAAACTAAGTCTGTTGGATTAAAGCCTCCAATTTTGTCATCTAAAGCTTCAATACCACTTTTTATCATCCCAACAGCATCTTCCCCTTTGTTTCTGCGTTCTAAAACATCTACATATCCTTCAAGTAGTGTATTTAAATGCACAGGAAGTAGGTTCTGATTACCAATTGTCAGCTGGCCAATTTGGGTTGCAAATTGATGAATAAATTCTTCAGCTTGTTCATGATTATTTGCAGTAGTAATATCATTTTGATACTTGGAAATTAATTGAATGACTTCTCTAACACGATAATAACTATAAACTTTTGAGGCATAGCCTTTTAAATTTGCTGTCCAAATAGGTGTTTTAGATAGCTCAAGTAAATTTGCTAAATCGCCTTTTTCACCTAGCGCATCAGCAATAAAAAAGGGATCTATTAAAGAACTTGCTAGCGCTTGTTTTTTAATTTCTTTGTAGACATTACGAAAATATCTAGAACTAAAGGCTTCTTCAGGTAATGTGGCTAATACCTCATATGCATCTTGACTAGCACCACCAGCTAACAAACCACTAATCACCGCATGTTCTAATTCTTTCTCATGCATGATGATTACCTCTACGATATGTTGGCCAGTTAAACGTTAATACCGTTCCCCCCTGTAATAATCTGTCCACGGCTCGTTCACCAAGCATTTCTTGTAGATCAACAACGGGCAAGTTGCTTATCAAAATTGTAGGTAGCAAATCTTCGTAGCGATCATTAATCACCTCAAACAAGATATTACGTTCAGAATCAGTGCCATACTGAACACCAATTTCATCAATAATTAACAAATCAGGTGTGCAATATTTTTCAAGTACATCAAGTTCACTGAATTCTGAATTTCCAGCCCATGTTCTTCGAAAAGCGCGAATGATACGTGAGGCAGTGGTAATAAATACCGTTTCTTGCAATTCTCCGGCAATCTGACGGGCGATTGATACTGCAAGGTGGGTTTTACCAGTTCCGGGTGTTCCACACAGTACAAGCCCCTCTCCTGCGTTTTTTCGGTCGCTCCAAGTTTCGACGTACTGCTGACAAATTTTTAAATTATGTTTTGCTAGCGGTGTTGAGGCTACAAATGATTCAAATGTCGCATTAGCAAAGCGAGGTGGAATATTCACCGCAGTTAGTAAATTTTGTTCAGACATTTCCACCTCCCACAAACCAATGTGGATCTTGAGACTGGTAATCTTTTTCGCTAAACCCAGTGTGAGAATTTACTTTTTGAGTTTGTACTACGGATCTTTCAGGAAATAGCCCCTGCCAACCATTGGCAATTGAATTACAAATCACAGCGTTGGCATCGGTGCAAAGCGATAATTTTTTTGCTTGTTGCTTGCACATGGTTTCTGTCAGCGGTTTTTTAATTTCTTTCCTGAAGTTAATCCAATCCTGCCAAACCTCATCACTCACATTTGACGGTTTAGCCAATTTCGGATCGAATTTATTTTTCGATTTTTTCCCCTCGAGTAATTCTTGTGGATCATGTTTTGAATTTACTTGTGGATCATGTTTTGAATTTACTTGTGGATCGCCTCCAGATTCTGGAGGGTGAAAACCCCCTTGAACGCCAGATTCTGGAGGGTCAAAACGTACATTTTTACTGTTTTCTGTACGGTCAGAATCTGAACGGTCAGAATCTGGACGGTGAAAATTTGATAGTTTTTCACGTTGTTTTCTTAATTTGGCGTTCTCTTCTAATGCGATTTTTTCCAATTTATCGACATTTAAAAAATATAAATTTGAAGCATTACGATTGCCATTTCTACGTTGCTTTTTAACTAACCAACCATCACGCTCAAGTTCATTACATGCATTGCGAATTGTGCTAATTCCCGCACCAATTTGACGACTGATGGTTTCAACACTGGGATAAGCAACCCCTTCATCGCTCGAATAATCGGCTAGGCGTACCATGATCATTAACTTGGTACCCTTAACACCTGAAACAGCACATGCATCCCACACATAGCCGGTTAATTTATTACTCATTTCACACCCCCAGTGCTTTAGCTATATTACGGCAAGCATTTTGGTACTGCTCAGGGGTTAAATTTTTTGACAGTAATTTTTGTTTTTCTCGCTCATACTGCTCCCAAATTAACAACGCAATAACGCGTCTACCATCAAAAATATGTTGGATATCTGAGATATGAGCAGGTTTATCATTCAGCATAAACCCATTGCGGTATGTGATTTTTTCAGTTGATCTAATCATTGGTCTTGCCTCTTGAATTAATGCACGCTGGTCGGGCGTGATATCTCATTTAATGCACGTACTACATTGTTTATTTGGTGTGACATGTCACGACCCTCTAATAAGATTTCAGTCATAGCATCAGCAAAACGCTGAATGGCTACAGTTGCTAAATAGTTTTTGGTGTCTCCACGTACTCGAGCTAACCTCGAAGCTGGTAGAGCCATTTCAATCGCTGGCATTAACTCAGCAATTTTTCTTTGAGATGCGCGAGAATCACCACGTAACCAACGGAATATCTGTTGCCGGTTATTGTTTATTGCTTTCCAGTCTGCCTTACCCGTTTGATCCTCAATGGCATGTAATCGACCATATTCTTGATTAATCACTAATCGTAAGTAAGCTCGGCTAATCTCAATAGCAACATGTTCTTGCCCTTGTTCTACAGCCCAGTCCTCAATTTCAGCTCTGATAATGTTGATATCAAAATTCATCTATGCGTCTCCTGTCGCAAAATTGATTATTTAGAATCAGTTTTTTTAACGATGAACATATATAGTTAATGGAAATTAATTACTCCACCTTACTATATAGTTCAGGTCGATATTTCAACTTTCCATCAGTGATTCGAGAAAGCTTTAATGCGGCCTTTTCTGGAATAATATTTTTCCAATAATGTACCGCAGCATCAGAAATGTTAAGTTTTTCTGCTACAGATCTTTGGGAACCGAAGTATTTAATAACATCCTCTTTGACCATTTTGGGGACTCCTTTTTTTAAGTTTATTTAAGTATTCAATTAAAGGAAACTTAAGTCAAGAAGATTTAAGATAACTTAATTATGATAAAAACATCGATTGGTGAGCGCATTAGATTGCGCAGAAAAGAATTGGGACTAACTCAAAAAGCACTTTCAGCGAAGGTGGGAGTTTCCCATGTTGCGATTTCTCAATGGGAAAAGGAAGAAACTGAACCCACAGGTAATAATTTATTCTCTCTTGCTGATGCCTTAGGATGTACACCTGAATTTATACTCAAAGGAAAAGAAGAAAATTCAAGCAATATTGAGACCCCGAGAATTCATCATTCAAAAGGTAAATACCCTCTTATCAGTAGAGTCATGGCTGGAGCTTGGACTGAAGCATTGGAACCATACGATAGATGTAATATTGATGAAATGTATGAAACAACCGTATCTTGCTCAAATGATTCCTTTTGGCTAGATGTTGTGGGGGACTCAATGACCTCATCATCTGGATTAAGCATCCCAGAAGGAATGATTATTCTCGTAGATCCAAATGTAGAACCAACAAATGGTAAACTTGTAGTAGCTAAATTAGAAAGTGAAAACGAAACCACATTTAAACAGTATATTATTGATGCTGGTCATCATTATTTAAAGCCATTAAACCCTCAATATAGAATGATATCAATCAATGGTAACTGTCGAATAGTTGGTGTTGTCGTAGATGCTAAAATAAAAAAACTACCATAAAACAATACGGTTAACTATTACATTGTATTGACTAAATGTTATCATACGGAGTACTAAAATGGCATTTCGATTTAAAAAAACAATAAAAATTGCAGGGGTAAAAGTTAATATAGGAAAAAATGGAATTAGTAGTATTTCTATAGGGAAAAAAGGGGCTAGCCTTAATATAGGAAAAAATGGAATTCATTCTAATTTAGGTATTCCTGGAACAGGTCTTTCATACAGAAGTAAATTAGCTGGCTCAACTAAAAAACAAAAGACTAGTAATAAACTAACAAAATCTGAACAACAACAGATTGATTTTGAATGTTTTATTAAAGACTCTAAAGATGATGTTCAATTAATGAAATTATGTTTTTTGAGTATCAATGGTGTTGATATTTACAGTGATGACGTTGCCATTGAAAATATATCCATTGATAATGAATTAATTAACAAGTTCAACACTCTTGAACTATCTTTTAATCGTGCTATTTCAGAGGTTGAATTTTCAGGCGATACAGGGCAAAGAGCAAAAAATAAAATTTCAAAATTTGTTTTCGAAATAAAAAGATGGCTTGATTCTAATCATCCCAATTGGGAGTCAGAAAAACATCAAATAGAGAAGATGATTAAGAAACGTATAACTGAGCAACAAGAAAAAGAAAAAGCAGAGAATCAAGCTATTAAAGAAAAACAATTTTTTACGATAAAATTTATATTTCTATTCATATTTACATTTTTCTTCCCTATGATTTTCTGCTGGTTTTCTCTACAAAAAAAATACCCCTTATGGTTTAAAGTAATTAGCTTTTCATGGGCTTTAATTATAACTTTTATGGTATTAAATAAAGAAAAATAACCACGCATGGCATAGGCCCTTAATATAAAGGGCTTTGATATCTTCCCCCTCCCAAAATTCCCTTATATTACATTGTATTAACATGACTTATTAATACCATAATATATGTAGTATAAAAATCATGCATTCATAAACAGAAACTCAGCATTTTAAGATAACTTTAAATTTTATTGACAAAGTATTTAAGTTATCTTAAATTACAAGCAAGACAAACTACACAGCAAGTGTTTAGGTCAGTGTTCAGATTTAGTTTTGCTGTTATGTCGGAGGAGAACCACAGCTCTCATCGCGACCTGTAATGATTACCACGGCATAACGGCAAGTTTTTTAGCAATACCAGGGAATTTAATTAGTTACCGACCAAAGCTACAAGGCAGACCTGACAGCTCGGAAAGACGGGCAACAAATTTTAGACGTAAAAAAACCCACCGAAGTGGGTTCCTTTACCCCGAATTGCCGACCAAAGCTATCGGGAGTTCTACTAGCGCGACCAAACGCTAGAAGAGGCAAGACCAATGATAAATCACTGATCACCGTTATTTTAAAGGAGTTGCTATGAAAGCACAACCTGAAAGTCTAACAGTCACACTCTATATTCATGCTCAAAAACAGTTCGATGGTTCTTACCAATATAACGCCTACGCATTTAAAGCCGATCCCAATGCTGGGCTAGGTTTTGTTATTGCTGAACACACTGTTGATGTTCCTTTTAAAGAGCCTACTCAAACTGATCTCATTCACGCTGAAATTGATTTTCTACGTAATGAGCAAGAAAAAATCCTAGCTGATGCCCAAGTAAAAACAAGTTTGTTAGAAGACAAGATCCAAATGCTTCTCTGCTTGGAAGGCAAACCAATAGCTAAAGAAGATGAAGAAATTCCTTACTGATGGTGAACATTATGGATGCAATTAATCTAGCAATTGATGCTGTATTAGATGCTGAACTATCTGTTATTGAACATGAAAATAACAGTGAGATAGTTTCTGGCACTCAACATATTTCTATCATTGGAGGTAAGAGACGAGTTGAATATTACCCTTCAACAGGTACGGCTTACTCTAATCCCATTGATGGGAAATATAAGCGTGTAATTATCAAAAAAGCGGGCATTAAGCGAGCTATTAAACTAGCAAAATCAGGAAATTAAGAGGCAAGACCAATGAAAACTTTTATCTGTGTATTTGAGCCTACGACCGAGGCTCGTACAAACAACGGTGCTGTACCGCTGGCCATAGCGTTAAACACCGCTAATGCAAAACTGGCAACAGCGACTGCAGTAGTAAAATTATCTGAAGCATATCCAGAAGCTATGGATAACTTTAACACCGATGAGCCATTAATTAGCGAACATATTGACGGTTCTGTATGCCCTACTTTAGATGCTTTCGATGAAAAATTTGCTGTTGAAAATGAGTATGACGGTACTCAATGGAAACCTATTGAATATAAGAATTTCAAAAAACTAGGAACAAAGCCCAGAATTGCGTGTTTACTTTTATTTGGAAAGACTCAAATAACAAACAAAGAGTTCTCTTTTACATTGAAATATCTTGCTGGCACAGAAGATCCCAAAATTCGTAATATCGCCACAGGCCTTGCTGAAATAACAAAGTTATCTTTGATGGATGCTGAACAAACGATGGAAATAGCACAGGCTATCTATGAGTTTGCTAATGAAGATGTCACCGTTGAAGAAGCTAAATCACTAGGTGAAAGCTGGCTGACAGAAGAACCTGAGCAACCACAAGAAGAAATATCTTCTATCAAGCGTAACTACACAACTATAGATACTGAAATCGCCTTAGCGCTGTTAGATGATTTTGATCCGAATAATGTCCTCGCATCTCAAGTAAAAAAAGCCAAAGAACTGATAGATGACGATAATAAAGCATGGAAACGCTGGTCAATGGATTTACGCACAACAGCTGGAATCTTGGATATACCACGTGAAAAGATTTTCTCGTTAATAGCTGAAAGTAAAAAACAACCTGAACTATTAGATAATCCCAATGCGCGAAAAGAATTTATTGACCTTCATTTAGGTATTAACAAGCCTACTGGCAACGCTGGAAAAGAAGAAAGCATCACCTCTAACCAATTGGATAATACCCCTTCGGTATCTAGCAAAAGCACCGTTGAAAAGGAAACTAAGCCTAAACGTTCACGTAAAAAGCAAGAAGTAGCCCCTAAAACAGAAAGTTCTCCAGTGGTTGAACAAACTGTAGAACCTAAAGAACCCGAAACACCATCAGCACAACAAGATAATTTTGAGCAACGTGCCAGTGTTATTGATGAAGTTCTTAACGCGAGTGACGCTAATAACCTAAGTATTTGGAAACAAGTACAACGTACAGACCCGCGCTTTACTAAGCCATTAGAAGGCGTGGGATTTACGGGAACCAGTATAAACAGCACTTACATGTTTATGCGTGCAACTGAAATATTCGGTCCTATTGGTGAAGGTTGGGGATATGAAGTCCTTGAAGAAAAATTTATTGATGGAAAGCCTCTTTTAGAACCTGTCCTTGATGAGCGTAATAAACAAGTCGCAACCCGTTTTTTACGCGATGCTGATGGCTCGTTATTCTGCGAACAAAACCACTCAATTAAGATCCGTTTTTGGTACATCATCGAATGTGAAACCCGCGGTGAGTTTGAAAGTTATGGTGCGACACCATACCGCTATCAAACTAACTATGGCATTAAGGTTGACGGTGAAGCTATTAAAAAATCGCTGACTGATGCCATCAAAAAAGCTCTATCAATGCTTGGCTTTAGCTCTGATGTCTTTATGGGTATGCATGATAACCCTGAATATATAGTAAGCAATAAGCTTGAGTTTGAAATCAAAAATGCCAGTGAAAAAGCGGAAGATATCACACGTATTCGCAAAGAATTAGACGAGAAATTTACTAAACATACAGAAGTGATGCGTAGTGCTGTTACAGCAAATGAATTACGAGGTATTGCATCGACATTAACGCGCGAAATTTCTGCACATATTAAATCAGCTCAAGAACGTCGTGACGAAGATTACGAGAGGTATTTGTCCGGTCGTTTACGTCGATTAAACCAAATCGAAAAAGAGTGTTTAGACAAACTGAAACAGAAAGAAGAGGCAATCTAATGACCAATACTACCGCTATCGCACTGGCGACCAATTACGAAAAATTACAGCAACTCGTTGAAACAGGAGAATTCACTGCTGAAGATATCGCAGATACATTGGCAGGTATCGAGGGCGAGTTAGGTGATAAATTGGATGCAATTATGCACCACGTTCGCAATATCGAAGGTCAAGCTAAAACACTGGATGAAGAATCTAAACGTTTATCTGATCGTAAAAAATCATTCGAAAACCAAGCTAAAAACCTAAAGAAATATGCTCTTAACTGCTTATTGGCTTCAGGATTAGATAAATTAAAAACAACAAAAAATACATTCACTGCTAGAGCTGGTGTTGTTCGAGTCATTATCGACAATGAGGCTTTATTACCGGATGAGTTGGTTGATGTTCAAACCATCACCGCGCCTGATAAAAAAGGCATCAAAGAAGCGCTTGAAAACGGAATTGAAATACCTGGTGCTCACTTAGAAGTTGGTGACCGATCATTAATGGTTCGTTAATTCATAATAGCGCCCTTTATTGGGCGCATTATCAGGAGATAAACGTTATGGCCATGAAGTTAGAAGTTGTTATTACCCATGATGAAGCAACCAATAAATGCAGTATCGAATGGTCTACAGCATCAACAAAAAATGTCACAGAGCAAGAACAGCAAGCACTTTCATCAATGCAAAAAGCGTTATTGCTACAACTGGGGCACCCTATAAATACAGCTATTATTCATTAAGTGACATGTCACAAAGAGGCAAGACCAATGCTAAGACACTCCCAACAAAAAGACCAAGCCGTAAAGATCACATTACCTGATGGCACACATGGCTTTGTTTCAACAGATAGACGTTGCCATGTTTCATACGATTTTCCAGCGCACGTCAAAATTGAACTTCAACCCTCTCCCGCTGAGCAACAGAGGAGTGAACAATAATGTTTGGTTTATTCCTTTTGATATGTAGTTCGGTAAATTGTCAGTTCGAACCCTATGGCTACATTTATCCTGATGAACAAAATTGTTTAATTGATAAAGAGGTACTCGCGACCAAAGGAAAAATTGCAGAGTGCTATCCAGTAGAGGGAATTATTCGAGTAAAAAGTTGATTAAGCATAATCAGTTTTTACTTTTCGTTGTTATTAGCATGGTGGTTTATTCAAGACCAATGGGTGACCACCATGAAATTATTAACACCTTGGAAACCAGGGAACCAAGTATTAACAAGTTTTGATATTAAATTAGGTCGGTTAGCGTTCAGTGTAAGAAATAGACCATGCACTGACGCTGAAATCAAACACTCCTGTGATACAGCAGACCGACTTATTTTATTAATGATGAGGCAAGACCAAAATGAGCGGAAAACTGATGAAAGCTAGTGCGTGGGCTAAACGAGAATTTGAAGTAGGCTCTATTCCAGATAATAGAACCATAAAAAAATGGGTAGAAACAGGTTTATTAAAAGGCAAAATCGTTGATTGTTCTGTTTGGATATATTCATCCGAACGTTGGGGTATCGAGTCCGTTATTTCTTCATGTGTCGATGAGTTAATAAGGGCTTCGTGATATGGCCAGTAGACCGAGAAGAAAGGAATTTAGGCATCTACCTGACTTTCTTTATTTTGATAAATCAGTTAAACAATATCGCCTTACATTAACTAATGGTTTAAGAAAATGCATTGGTGCAGATAAAGCAAAAGCTATCGCAATAGCCAGAGAATACAACAATATTATGCGACCAGAAAAATGCGTTTCTGTTAACTCATTAATTATTGACTCGGGAGGGCAATATGGAGAGGCCCTCCCTCTCTCAGAACATTTAGATAAGTTATTTTTGCGGATCACTAATGATGAGAAACCATCAGGCAGTACACTTAGTAACTGGGTTAATGACTTAGAAAGAATTAAGATCTTTTTTAAAGATATCCCCGCAAATGAAATCTCACTGGAACATGTAAATGGCTATATTAATGAATATCATGCCGATGCTTCTGCTAATGTACAAAATCGTAAGGTAAGCTTTCTAAAGAAAATTTTTAGTTACGCAATGGATGAATCTCTTATGTTTGATAACCCCGCTGAACGTAAGAAAATGAAAAGAGTCGATGGTAAAAAACGGAGAAGATTATCTTATGATGACTTTCTTAAAATTCGATCATCCGCAGAGCCTTGGTTAAGAACAGCAATGGATCTCGCATTACAGACAACGCAAGCAAGGCTAGAAGTATCACGCATAAAATACAATATCAAAGCTCCCAAAGAAGGTATATGTGGGTGCTTATGGTATGAAGAACCTTTAAATGGAATATACGGGATGATTTATATTCACAGGCAAAAAGTGCAACATAAAGAGGCATCTCATATTGCGATCCCCATAGGCAAAGCACTTAAGGGCATTATCGATAATAGCCGTGACAATGTGGCAAGCCCTTATATTGTGCATAGGCTACCTACTCGCATCCCAAATAAGGTGAGTAAAGAAGTTAATCATCCAACACAAGTTGCTCCTGATTACCTTAGTCGTGCATTTTCAGCGTTACGTGATCGAGTGGGCGTTGCCAGTCATTTACCTTTAGATGAAAGACCAACCTTTCATGAAATAAGAGCATTGGCGGCCTTTATGTTTAAACAACGTGGTTTTGATCCTCAAGCTCGAATGGCTCACAGTGATGCAGAGTCAACCAAGATTTATACAGAAAACCATGTACAATGGGTTGAAGTGCCACATTGTGAGATAGCATAA